ACATTGCCGCTACACAGGCTACGCCGCCGCAGATGTGTAGCGCCCATTTAGAGGGTGTACGAGGTTTCCCACATGTGGTAGAGCGGTTTACGCCACCAGTGAAACGGTTTACGATCCACACCATCGAGATTTCCTATCTCCAAATCTTCTGTGGAGTTGAACAATGGCAGGTGGTGGACGACAACCAGGTGCTGGACGGCCGAAAGGCGCACTGTCCAAGGTCACAGCAAAAGCAAAACAAGCCGCAATGGAAACCGGATTGCTTCCACATGAGTGGTTGCT